CGAGGATTGCCTATGCATGAGTTGCAAGGAAAAGGAATTAAAGGATCCAGAGTACGATAAGGCAGTCAAAGCCGACCATGAAGAAATCAAAAGAGGAAACTATAACTTCAAAGGAATCAGAGGTAAGTAAATAAGCTCATGATTAACTGGAAAAAGAGTCATGCTAATGATAAAATGTAGTAAAAATTAGAACATTCTATGAAAACAGAATCCCCTAAGATGATTTATCATTAAAGGCATAAAAGGTAGGTAAAGATGGATAAATTATTAGTAAAAAAATATTTACAATATGCCTCTTCTGATGATGCGTTTGCTGTTTTGTTCGTAAAGAAATATTTAGAAAATACTAAAGCGAAATGGGTGGAAATTTTAGATATCGAAAATCATAGATACTATTATATAGAAAATTTAGAATTCAAAAGTGTTCAGTGTGCCCTATATGATAGAAAATTGAAGCCTGTTTATCCCAATAACAGCGAATTTAAAACGCAGAAAGATTACGAAATGGCGTGTCGAGCAATTACCTGGGAAACTGCAAATAGAGATATTAGTAATCAACGTATCAATAAAGTAAAACCCATTAAATACTTGATACAAGGTGTAAAGTATAATAGCACAAAAGGTAATGATTATTTTATTGATACTGCGCCGTCTGAGATAAAAGATCTAGCGAAAGATTTAAATGATAGAACAAATCCATTGTGGGATAAAGCGCTTCAATACGCTAGGAAGCCAAATTACGTTTTTACAATTAAGCAAATTCAACGTATAGATTGATATATAGAATTTATATAGTGACCAAACAGAAAAATTACTGATTAAATGAAAAATAATTAATAGATAATTAGAATACCAAACGGGAACTTTCAGATGAGAGTTCCTTTTTCTTTGCAACAAAAGGAGATGAAACCTATGGCGGGTAGAGGAAGACCACCCAAACCAACAGCGGTCAAGGAACTGGAAGGAAACCCCGGCAAAAGACCGCTAAACAAAAATGAGCCGAAGCCAAAACAAAGAGCACCAAAGTGCCCGTCATGGCTGGAACCGGATGCTAAGAAAGAATGGCGAAGGCTATCAAAGGAACTGGAAGTTATGGGACTGTTGACTGAAGTAGATATGGCCGCTTTTGCTGGCTACTGTCAAGCCTATGCCAGATGGAAAGAAGCGGAGGAGTTTATCTCAAAGCATGGATCTATCTTAAAGACGGCTTCCGGATATATTCAGCAGATTCCTCAAGTCTCCATCGCCCAACAGAACCTGAAACAGATGAGAAATTTTTGCTCAGAGCTGGGGTTAAGCCCATCGGCAAGAAGCAGGCTCAATATCAGCAACGCTGGAAACACCATTGAAGGCAACGCCATGGAAACATTGCTCTCAAATGTGCCTAGGGCCGAAGACCTGTTGAGGATGAAAGACGATGAGTAGAACATTTCAAGGAGGATGACCCGATGCCCTTTAGTGATGCCCATGCCAACCACGCCATAAACTTTATCGAGCAACTGAAGCTGACTAAAGGCAGATGGGCTGGTCAACCTTTCAAGCTACTTCCTTGGGAAAGGAGTCTTGTAAAGAAACTGTTTGGAACGTTGAGGGATGATGGCACAAGGCAATACAGAACAGCTTATGTAGAGATAGGTAAAAAAAATGGGAAAAGTGAACTAGGTGCAGCCATTGCGCTTTACATGCTTCTTGCCGATGGGGAACCCAACGCAGAAGTCTATGTGGCCGCCTGTGACAGGCAGCAGGCCAGCATTATCTTTAACACCAGCATGAATTTTGTTGAGGGCAATTCAACCCTGTCAAAAGTGACCAACCTGATAAGATCTACCAAGAGAATCGTCTATCCAAAGACGGGCAGCTTCTATCAGGTCCTAAGCTCTGATGTCAAATCCAAATCCGGAATCAATGCATCCTGCGTCATCCTGGATGAGATATGGACCTATCCCAATCCAGACCTTGCAAAGATGCTCACCACCGGTTCCGGTGATGCCCGTACACAACCGCTATTTTTATACCTAACAACCGCCGGGAATCAGCTCTCTGGTTATGGCTGGGAGATGCATCAAAAGGCAAAGGACATCCTTGAAGGAAAAAGAGTTGATCCTACATTCCTCTCCATTATTTATGGACTGGATGATGATGCAGATATTGCAGATGAAAGCAACTGGTATAAGGCCAATCCTAGTCTTGACCATACCATTTCCATAGAGCGAGTCAGAGAACACTACAACCAGGTCAAAGACGACCCGGCAGATCTAGCGTTGTTTAAACAGCTCAGGCTGAATATGTGGCTTAAGCAGGAAATCAAATGGATGCCGATGGATAAATGGGATCTATGTAATTTTACTATAGACCAGGAAGTGTTAAATGGTAGGATTTGCTATGGCGGTCTAGACCTGTCATCCACCACCGATATCACCGCTTTTGTATTGGTGTTTCCGCCGGAGGATGAAACAGATAAGTTTCAGGTGCTGCCTTTCTTTTGGATTCCAGAAGAAACTCTCCATCAACGTGTGAAAAGAGATAGCGTTCCCTATGATATATGGCACGGGCAAGGTCTAATTCAACTCACTGAAGGGAATGTGGTGCACTATGGATTTATCGAGAAGTTTATCGAGCGCCTTGGTGAGAAGTATAATATCAGAGAAATAGTCTACGACAGGTGGGGAGCCACACAGATGAGTCAGAACCTGGAGGGGATGGGATTTACAGTGGTGCCGTTCGGCCAAGGCTTTAAGGATATGTCACCACCAACAAAGGACTTGATGCGACTAATCTTAAGCAAGCAGATTGCTCATGGCGGTCATCCGGTCCTACGATGGATGGCTGACAATATTGTAGTCCGGACAGACCCAGCCGGAAACATCAAAGTGGACAAAGAGAAATCTGCAGACAAGATTGATGGAATTGTAGCCCTCATTATGGGACTTGCAAGAGCCGCAGTGAACCCACCGGATGATACAGGATCCATCTATGATGAAAGGGACATGATTATATTGGGATGAGCTGAATAGTTTGCTTTTTTTACCAACAATTTTTTCTGATAAAATGACAAAATTATGTCGTTGCTGTATAATTGTCGATAAGAAGGGATTGGAGGGAAAAACATGAAATTATTTGGCTTCTTGAAGAAAAAAGACAATCAGGATGAAAAAGCGATAACGGTGCGTCCAACGACATTGAAGGTTCGAGAACATATTATTCACAAAAGTATTGAGGATCTTATCTGGTTTAAGAATGGACAGAGAATGAACTATAATCCAAAGCAGCGTATGGAAAGCAATGTGTTTTTTGTCGGCGATACAAGTTACAAGATAGAATTTTCATACAGCGGATCCGAAGAACCCAGCGTTATTGATACGAAACTAGCAATCACTCAACCCAGAGGTCGTTCGGAAGTAGACAGATTACCATATTACCCGTCATATGAAGGATTATCACCTGTACAAAGATGGGTATATTTAAAGTTCCTTTCAAACCCCTATGACACGTCCTACGAAATCGGGTATACATTCATATTGTATTATGGTCTGGAGAGGTTTCTGTTGACCGATAAATTTGAAAGCGCATTTGAAGCGATACTGAAGCTAAGAGATGTTCATGAAAACCAATCGTTTCAACACTACTCAGGAAATGCTTTGGTGTTGTCATGCCTTTATCATCAAAGACCGGATATGATGGTCAGATTCATCAAATCCATCGACAAAGACCATGAACTTGTTTTTTCAGACAATCTATTTTTGCTAAGCGCCTATAGTTTTGAAGTGCCGCTTAAATCACCGGACATCGCAAGATTGGCAAAAACGTTTGAATTCAGCAACAAGAGCTATATCTCGAAGTATCCGGAACTGTTCTATGAAACCATGACCGAACTGATGAACGAAAAATTTGGCAAGGATCATATCTTGCTTAGTGAGATACTCAATAAAAAGGAATTCAACAAATTAAAAATTGAAGAACTTAGCATGTTTGCTAATATCTCCATTTCAGACAAGAAGAGCAAGGTTCCTTTAATATCAGAATCATTTAAACTAAAGAAAGCATTCTATGAATTACTAGAGGAAACGCACGAATCTGTAAAAGCAAGACTTGCAGAATTGAGGAAAAAAGGAACTGCTCCTGAACCTAAACAAAAGAAAAACACGAAACCAAAGGAAAAAATAGTGCTTGTGTTTGATGCGATAGAAGAGAAGAAACTACTCGCTGAACTCAAAAAGAATTTTCGCAATCCAATAGACCGACATTTCAAATACATTGAGCTCCAAGTTTTTTATTATAGATACAGAGATCTTGACCGCAAGTATATGGAGAAGTGCATTGAATACTGTGAAGAAGACATCAAGACTTTGAATGATGTGCAGAAATCATACATAGCTGCTGAAGTGAAAAACCTAAATCAATTGAGTCGAGTGTACGATAAAGAAGAGCTGGAATCAAGAAAAAGAGAGATAGATAGAGGTTTCATAGGTAGAATACCTGCGTTTAGCAGATTGGCTATTATATATGAAAAGGATAAAGAGTATAAAAAAGCAATTGAGATATGCAGTGCGGCGATTCAATATTACAACAGTCTCAATATGGACACCAGTGAGTTTAGGGATAGAAAAGAAAAACTGTTGAACAAGATGCGATTGACACAGTAAACAATTTGCGATTAGAAGATACCACGATTAGTGGTATTTTTTTTGCAACTACATGCAGAGGATGTGATAAGAATGAATCTGATAAAATGGCTTTCAAGGGCAAGAGCGGAACCGACAGATAGTGTCAGTGATGCGCCTAGATTCTATATGGGAACGAGCATATCAGGAAAAGTAGTGAACGAAAGAAGCTCAATGCAGACAACAGCTGTCTTTGCTTGTGTAAGGATTATAGCAGAAACGGTAGCATCCTTACCCCTTCACACCTACCAGTACAAAGGGGATGGCAAGGAAAAGATGTACACCCATCCGTTGTATAGGATACTGCACGATGAACCCAATCCGGAGATGACATCTTTCACCTTAAGAGAAACCATGATGACCCACATTCTGCTTTGGGGAAATGCCTATTGCCAGATCATCCGAAATGGCAAAGGGGAAGTGGTGCATCTATATCCGCTGCTTCCAGACAGGATGACGGTGGACCGTGACAGTAGAGGAAATCTTTACTATGCTTACCGGAAGGAAGGCACTACCCATTACCTTGGACCGGAGGATGTCCTTCACATACCGGGACTGGGGTTTGATGGCATCATGGGGTACTCGCCTGTTGCCCTTGCTAAAAATGCGATCGGATTAAACATCGCAGCCGAGGAATATGGCGGAAGGTTTTTCGCCAACAATGCCACACCAAGCGGGATTCTTTCAACGGCCGGTACCATCAAGGATCCGTTGAAGGTAAGAGATGCGTGGCAGGCGGCCTATGGCGGCAGCAACAACAGCAACAAGGTGGCGGTATTGGAAGACGGACTTCAGTACCAAGCCATCAGCATGCCAAACTCCGATGCCCAGTTTTTAGAGACGAGAAAGTTTCAGATTGAAGAGATTTGCCGAATCTTTCAAGTACCGCCCCATATGGTGGCTGATCTTAGCAAGAGTTCCTTCAGCAATATCGAGAACCAATCCATCAGTTTTGTGGTCCATACCATCAGACCCTGGCTGGTAAGACTAGAGCAGGCCATGAACAGGAAGCTATTTCTTGAGAAGGAGAAGATCAAATGTTTCGTATCTTTCAATGCATCGGCCTTGATGCGGGGAGACTACAAATCCAGAATGGATGGTTATGCCATCGGCATTCAGAACGGATTCTTCTCTGTGAATGATGTGAGGCGAATGGAGAACATGGATCCCATCTCAGAAGAAGATGGCGGAGACTTGTACCTTATCAATGGCAACATGCTACCGCTTAAGATGGCCGGTGTTTATGCCAAGAAGGCCTTAGTCAAAGTTGGTGAAGAGCCATGATGATAAGGATATAAATAAACCAATATTAAGCAAATAAATACCTGATAAGACAAAACAACAGCATTTCTTAAATCGAGAAGTGCTTTTTTAATGCCAAAAAGGAGGCTGATTTGATGGACAAATTTTGGAGATGGGTGGTGAATGAAGGCAACGAACCTGCAGTGAGAACCCTACACCTTGAAGGGTATATCGCAGAATCATCCTGGTTTGATGATGACATCACCCCGAAACAGTTTAAGACAGAGCTTTATGCCAATGGCCAACGAACAGACGAAATAGTCGTGAAGATACACTCACCGGGAGGCGACACCTTCGCCGCCGCGCAGATCTACAACATGCTCAAAGAGTACCCTGGGAAAATCAGCGTCCATGTGGACGGTCTTGCGGCCAGCGCAGCTTCAGTGATTGCTATGGCAGGGGATGAGGTGTGTGTTTCTCCTCTATCAGTGATAATGATCCATAATCCGGCCATGCTCATCGCCGGGGAGGTGGCGGATCTTCAAGTGGGGATCAACTTGCTCAGCGAAGTGAAGGAAAGCATCATCAACGCCTATCAGACAAAGTCTGGGCTATCCAGAGCGAAAATCTCGCACATGATGGATGCGGAGACGTGGATGAGCGCCCACAAGGCCATAGAGCTTAAGTTTGCCGACAGGATTCTCTACGAACAGGAGACGGTCGATGATAACTCCCGAGGCTTTATATTTGACCAGATGACAGTGACAAACGCCCTAAGAAACAAACTGCCTGGCATTCAGGCGAGGATGAAGTACCTTAAGGCAAATGAGGAAGAAGAAAAAACACCACAACAAGAGCAAAGCATACCACAGGTTTCAGAGGAACATGATCCTGTTGAATTGGAAAACCAGATTCCCATTGCCCAGCTGGAAAGACGGCTGGAGCTGATTAAAAATTGGAGGTAATGAATATGAGTAAAATTCAAGATCTAAGAGAACAACGCGTAAAGGTTTGGGAGCAGGCAAAGATGTTCCTGGATGAAAATCGCCAGGAGAATGGTCTGATTAAACCGGAAGACAATGCTGTCTATGAAAAGATGGAAGATGAGGTGGTCAGCCTTGGCAAAGAAATCGAACGCCTTGAGCGCCAGGAAATGATGGACAGAGAGCTTTCAGCTGCCATCAGCAAACCTCTTGCATCAAGACCGGAGAAGATGATCGAAGAGAAAACCGGCAGGGCGTCAGGTGGGTACAAAATAGCTTTCTGGGGTGCCATGAGAAACAAGCTGAACCTTTCCGTTCAGAACGCCCTTCAAGTTGGGACCGATTCCGAAGGCGGCTACCTGGTGCCGGATGAATACGAGAAACAGCTGATCCAGGCCCTACAGGAAGCCAACGTGTTGAGAAATCTGTGCAATGTCATCACCACAAGCCATGGAGACAGAAAGATTCCAGTGGTGGCAAGCCACGGATCCGCAGCCTGGATGGATGAAGAAGGGGCTTTCAATGAGAGCGATGACGCTTTTACTCAAGTAACACTGTCTGCCTGTAAACTGGGGACCATGCTGAAGGTTTCCGATGAGCTTCTCAATGACAGCTACTTTGACCTTGAGGGCTATATCGCTACTGAGTTTGCCAGAAGAATCGGCGCTGCTGAAGAGGAGGCTTTCCTGACAGGGAACGCCAGCAGCAAACCGACAGGGCTTCTTCATACAACGGGAGGAGCAGGTCTTGGTGTTACTACCGCCAGTGCGACAGCCATTACCATTGATGAGGTGCTTGACCTTTATCACAGCTTGAAGTCAGCCTACAGAAAAAAAGCAACTTTCCTAGTGAATGACGCCACCATCAAAGCCATCAGAAAACTAAAAGATGGTCAAGGGCAGTATCTGTGGCAGCCCTCTGTCCAATCTGGAACCCCTGATACCATCATCAACCGTCCAGTGCTGATATCCCAGTACATGCCGACAATCGCATCCGGTGCAAAGACCGTCCTCTTTGGAGACTTCAAGTACTACTGGATTGCAGACCGTCAGGGCAGAACCTTTAAGCGTCTCAATGAGCTCTACGCCGCCAATGGGCAGGTAGGATTCCTTGCCTCACAGAGACTGGACGGCAAACTGATCTTGGGAGAAGCCATCAAGGTGCTTCAGCAGAAAGCGTAGGTGAATGAGAATGAGCAATGTTAAAAACTATACCGAGCAGGGCGGCGAGAAAACCGTCATCGGCGGAGAATTGGAAATCACCGCAAATGGGAAACTCACCCTTGCAGGGAAAGAGATTAAAACCGCAGCTTTACAAGCCGACAGTGCCGCAAGCACAATCGCAGGCCTGGTCGTTGATTTCAACGCCTTGCTGGCAAAACTCAAAGCCGCAGGACTCATGGCATCTGAATAACGAAAGGGGGTAAGCGCATTGGTCGTTACACTTGAAAACACTAAAAAATGGATAAGAGTCGAGTCGAATGAAGAGGATGCGCTTATCCAAAGCTTCATTCTGGCAGCGGAAAATCTGGTGGAAGGAATCATCCGCTTTCCTTTGAGCAATTTTGAGGAAACCGTACCTGAACTGATCAAGCATGCCATCTACTTTACCG